CTTTATTGTAATTGAGGGTGAAGATAAAATTTATGCTATTGATTTTCAATCATATAATTATTTACCATCTAGAAAGGATAGATTAGAATTATGGGACGAGGATTTAGAGACTAATAACCTTGTTCTTGAATATATAACAAGAGAACTTCCATTTCGTAAACGTAAAAGTAATGATAAACACAATGACTAATCTTAATTTAAAGAATCAGACTAATAATACGATTGATAGTACCACTGGCGATTGGTCATTTGCACCTGGTGAAAATAATTTATATATTATAAACAATAAAGACAATAAAAAATATAAGCTTGACATAACTGAAGTTACTTAGTATAATAATCTTATGCTTGAAGATTTATTCGCAACACCAATATATCATAACGTTATATCTGATAATGAAGTAAAAAATCAGATTGACAGTATTATTGATGATGTAAAACTTGAATGTAAGGAAGAGTGGGGCCAAACTCATTATCTTTCAACAAATTTTTCACCTAATAGTTCTTGTAATGTATTAGATGAATATAATTTGATGGAGTTAAAAAAATATATTCATAAACACCTCATAAAGTATCTTAAGATATTGAGTTATCCTACATCTGATTTAAAATATGAGACTGAATCTTGGTTTTCTTTATTTGAAAAAGGTGACTATGCTCATATTCATAGTCACGGGACTGCAGATATATCAGGAGTTTATTATTATAAAACAAATGAAAAGGATGGTGATATATTTTTTGAACCTCCTTTACCGCAATTAAAACAATCAAAACTATTTTATAATCATTCTGCATCTTGGTCTCATACTCCCAAAGAAGGAAAAATTATTATTTTTCCTGGTTGGTTAAATCATGGAGTAAGAACAAATACTACAGAATTTGAAAGAATTAGTTTATCCTTTAATATTAGATTAATATAATGACGAATACTGTTGAATGGAATCGTTTTTATTTACCTAATATTCCGTTATATGATGTTAAGTTGCCTGATAATATAGTCAATTATTTATGGAACTGTATTGATAAATCAGAAGTTAGATGTAATCATAGTTTAGCAGGGAATATTGCGGAGAGTTATGAATTGGTTGATGAGGAAGATTATTTTTTTAATGCAATATTAAAACCAATATCTGATAGATACATATATGATAATAGATTTGTTAGAGCTCTTCAACAGAATGATAAATTAGATTCAGAATTATATCTTCATAGATTTTGGGTAAATTATCAATACAAACATGAATTTAATCCAATGCATACTCATTCAGGAGCACTCTCTTTTGCTATATGGATTAAAATACCTACAGAGGCTGAGGAGCAACATAATTTACCGATTTCAAAAAATTCTAATACACCTAGTGCATCAGATTTTTTATTTGCATATACAGATATATTAGGTAATATACAATCATATCAAATACAATTATCGCCTAAAGATAATGGATTGATGATGATTTTTCCATCATCATTAAATCATCAAGTTTATCCTTTTTATGAGTGTGATAAAAAGAGAGTTTCCATTTCAGGAAATCTGTATTGGAGATGATAGTTTTCATCTCTTGACAATTTTTAATTTATATGATACTATGCAATGAGTCACATTACTGCATGGATGGACGAAGAATTTTTAATGAAGTGTGTGGTTGACCCCACCAAGAAAACTTTCTATCTCTATTCTAACGAAGGAGATACGAGAGAAGTTGTATGCGATAATACAGAACAATTTATGAATGTGTTGGGTGTTGTTCGTGCAACTTGTCCAGAGGATAGGTTGGTATATACTGATGTATAAATATCGGAGGTAATGAAAGGTGACTAATGGAAAAACAAATCAAAGCATTAGAAAGATTGCATGATGAATATAGGAAAGATAATAAAAAGAAGAAGGAAATAACAGAAGAAGAGTGGATACGTCTCCAACGAACTGGGGGTGGTGCTGAAAATTAATGTACACTATCGAATCCACTTACTGTTGGTATAGTGATTGGACTAATAAGCATGAAAGAATTGTTTTAATGTATTCTATCAATGGTATCCCATTTACTTTTGATGAACTGGAAGATCTTGATAAAACAGAAGAAGATCTTCCAACTATTAAAATGATTGCAGATTATGAAAAGAGATATAATACTGAGGAATTATATAATAATTATGCTTACTTACTACAAGAAGAATTTCATCCATTGATTTTTGAATTGGAATTGGCAAATCCAGAAGATTTACCTGATGATATTGCAATCTGAAATCAATGAACATTTGGCTAACTAAATAGAATATAGTAATAATTTTAGTAGTCATAATCCCATGCCTCTGAATAAATTAGATAATTTCATAAAGAACACTGAAGGACGTATTCTTTATGTGAGTCCAAGTGATTTAGACTCAACCGATAGTATTAATAATGAAGGTAATTCTCTTGCAAGACCATTTAAGACTCTTCAAAGAGCTTTAATTGAATCTTCAAGGTTTTCTTATGTTAAGGGAAGAAGTAATGATATTATAGAAAAGACCACGATACTTTTAATGCCTGGTGATCATATTGTTGATAATAGGCCTGGATTAGCAATTTATGATGCTAGTGGAAATAATGCAAAGACAAGATTACCAGGATCATCACCGACTGGTTCAGATCCTCTTGCAACTGTAGATTTAAATTTAAATTTAGAGACTAATTTTGATTTAACACAAGAAGACAATATACTTTATAAGTTTAATAGTGTTGATGGTGGAGTTGTTGTACCTAGAGGTACTTCTATTGTTGGACTAGATTTAAGAAAAACAAAGATAAGACCAAAATATGTTCCAAATCCAACAGATCCTAGTGTTCCAAATTCTGCTATATTCAGAATAACTGGTGGATGTTACTTCTGGCAGTTCTCTATATTTGATGGTAATGATATAGAAGAGGTATATACAAGTAATATTGATAATAGTTTAAAAGCAACACCTATTTTCTCTCATCATAAATTAACAGTATTTGAATACTGTGACGGTGTTAATAAAGTATCATCTGGAAGTCAGAACTATGATCTCACAGATTTGGAGATGTATTATGCAAAGGTTGGAAATGGATATAATCAAGGTTCTGGAAGAGAGATAGAAGGATCAGAGAAATATCCTACTAATCCTCTTGCATTTGAACCTGTTAGACCTGAATATGAAATTGTCGGTGCTTTCGCATCAGATCCTCTTACTATTGCAACAGGAGCAGAATTCCCTACAACTGGAATTCAAGCTGGAACTGATTCTGGTGTTACTTCTAATGTTACAGTAAGAACTTCAAAACCTCATGGTTATCAGGTCGGAACTCCGATTAAAATACGAGGAGTCACTCCAACAGACTATAATATTTCAGCTATAGTTAGTTATGTAAGTGATAGTGATGATACTATATTTACATATACATTACCTAATCCACCACTTGGACTATTAGCAGGTAATGCTTCATCAGCAACAGTAGCTATTGAAACTGATACTGTCGATGGTGCATCTCCATACATCTTTAACTGCTCATTACGTTCAGTTTATGGTATGAATGGTCTGAAGGCAGATGGTGATAAGGCAACTGGATTTAAATCCATGGTTGTTGCTCAATATACTGGTGTCTCACTTCAGAAAGATGATAGAGCATTTGCTAAGTATAATACTCAAAGTAGAGTATATGAATCTATTTCTATTCCTGATCCTGCAGCTCAAGGTGGAGAACTTGCTGCTGGATCTTCTTCAATAGCTACAGGTCAGGCATATCATTTGGATTCTGAAGCAGTTTATAGACAAGGATGGGAAACTACACATATTAATATTATAAATGATGGTATTCTTCAGATAGTTTCTGTATTTGCTATTGGATATGCCAAACATTTCCATGCAGGAACTGGTTCTGATGCATCAATTACAAACTCTAACTCAAACTTCGGACAATTATCACTTATTGCTGATGGATTTAAGAAAAAGGCATTTGATAAAGATAATAAGGCATATGTAACTTCTATTATTCCTCCTAGATCAATAGAAACTTTAGAGGAGAATTTGGATTGGGTTGGTATCGATGTAACTAAAACAGCTGCCGTTAATGTTAACAATCAATTGTATATTGCTGGTTATACATCGGAAGATATTAAACCACCAGTAATAACCCAAGGTTATAGAATTGGTGCTAAAATAAATGATAAATTATATGTTACTAAGGGTAATACTACCTATGAAGCACCTATTGCAATGCCAAATTATGGTACAACTTCATTTAAGAGTTATCCAGTTACTTCCACACCTGATGCATCAACCAATGCTTTTACAATAGGAACTCATCTTTTACAGACTGGAGAAAAGGTAATAGTTGTAAGTGATAATGGAGATTATCCTGAAAATATTGAGACTGACACTGTTTATTATATAATAGATAAGAAACCTTCAAGTACTACAACAGTTGAGTTAGCAATATCTAAAGCAAATGCTATTGATGGCATACCGATTAGTGTTTCTGGAGGAACCCAACTTAGTATTGTTTCTAGGGTAACTGATAAAACTGCTGGTGAGTTTGGCCATCCTGTACAATATGCGAATAATCAGTGGTATGTTACTACTAACCATATTGCTGGTGGAATATTTGATAATATAGGAAATTTTGCTAGTGATGATATTTCTTATATTAAAAGAACTGAAGATACTAGAAGTTTAGATGAGAAGGTATTTAAGGTACGAGTTGTCATTCCAAGAGAACTTGGAAATGCAAAAAATCCTGAAGATGGATTTATAATTCAAGAATCAAGTTCAACAGGTGCTAGATCTAATTCTGATTTTACTTTAAATAGTACACTAACACGTAGTGATTATGAATATGATAAAAATCCATCTTTCATTAGTACATGTACCAAATCTGTTGCTGGTATTGCATCTATAACTACTGAATTACCTCATAATTTAAATACTGGGGATGTTGTTAATATTTTAAATGTAACTGATAGTGTTAATATTACTGGAGTTGCTAATACTGGATATAATGGATATTATTCAGTGACAGTAGTTGATAATATGAGATTTATATATGAACCTACTAAAACATTTGGAGATAATTCTACTAATGATACTTCAGTTAGAACTACTTCTTTACCTAGATTTGAAAGAAATGATTTACAATCTAATTTGTATATCTATAGAAATGAAACTATAAGTGAGTATATTGATGGTATTCAAGATGGTATATATCATCTTTATGTATTAGATGCTAATAATACAGTTCCTAGTGAATTTAATGAATATAATTATAGTCAAAACGTTGTTAATCTATACCCACAATTAGATAGGGATAATTTAGATGCCAACCCACCATCTAGTAAATCTTATGCTGTTAATTCACCATTAGGTAAAGTTGTAACAAATGAACTTAAGAAAAGTCTTACTAGAGAAGCGATAGATGATTTCTCTCAAGTATTGGGTATTGGTGTATCAATTTCTGCGGTTACTGGGTCGAATATAAATGTAAACCCAATGATTACTTTTAGTAAGAGGCATGGTTTATCTGGGATACAAGATGGAGTACTTTTGAGTGGAGGTGGATCTGGTTATATTAATGGAACATATTATAATGTTAAATTAAGAAATGGTAGTGTAAGTGGAACTTGGCAAGGTGCTACTGCTAAAGTAGTTGTTGCTGGTAATGCTATTAGTAGTTTTGAGGTACAATCTCCAGGTGCTGGATATACTGCTACAGGTGTAGGTGGTGTGTCTCATTTATATTTTGATCAAACTCATATAAAGGCTGCTAGTCCTTCAGGAACCGCAGCAATTTTTAAAATTAACCCAAGTGGTTATGCCAATGCAGTTAATGATATTCTTCAAGTAACTGGTGTTGGAACAACTTCTGGTGGTCATTATAGAATAACATCTGTTCATAATGATACTCAAATTAGTATTGCTAAAACTGCTGGTGATCCTTTAATTAGTGCTGGTCAATATGGTATGGACATAGGGCCTGCAATACCAATGTTAAGTGAACAATATGATTCTGCTACTGGTACTAGTACTATTAATGTTGAGACTGATGCACCAAATGCACATGGATTAGTTGCTGGTAATAGTTTCAGTATAAGAGATAATAGTAACAATATTTTAGGTCCATGGACTGTTAAGTCTGTTGTTGATTTTAATACTTTCACTTCTATTACTAATGTTAATTTAACTAATATTGGAAATGGGTATTTGATTAAGCATGGATATGATGCTAATGAAAAGGTATCTGATAAAGGTGATGAGAATATTGCTGCTAGAATGACACCAGTTTATGCTCATAATTATACAAGATTGAGTGGTATATGTGATGATGATGATGGTTCAATTCAAATATACAAGGGAGGTAGTGGTGCCAATGCTGGAATAACTACATCCAAATTCCCTTATGGATCTTATATTCAAATAGATGAAGAGATTATGAGAATTGCTTCTCCTAATGCTACTGGTGCTGGTGATAATATATTAACTGTGATTAGAGGTGCTTTGGCAACAGGAATTACAACACATTCAAATAAATCCTTAGTTAAAGCAATTAAACCACTTCCTGTTGAATTCCGTAGGCCTTCTATCCTTAGAGCATCTGGTCATACATTTGAATATCTTGGTTATGGGCCAGGAAATTATTCAACTGCACTTCCACAGGTTCAGAACAGAACACTTAATGAAACTGAAGAGTTCTTAGTTCAATCACAAGAGAAGGCAGGTGGTGTTGTTGTTTATACTGGTATGAATAACAAAGGTGACTTCTATATTGGAAACCAGAAGAAATCATCTTCTACAGGTGAAGAGATAACATTTGATACTCCAATCCCAACCGTAACTGGTGAAGATCCAGCAACATTAAGTATGGTAACAGATGAAATTACTGTTAAAGAGAGAATAGTAGTTGAGGGTGGTGATTCTGGAGAAGTTTTATCTCAATTTGATGGCCCAGTAACATTTAATAAAACTATTAAAATTAATGATGATACTAGAATTAATGGAAAACTAAGAATTACTGATCCTACTGAGTCAACAAATTCTACAACAGGAGCACTAACAGTTGTTGGTGGTGTTGGTATTGGTAAAGATGTTAATATTGATGGTGGTGTTGAGACTGCTGGATTAGTTGTAAGTGGTGTTACCACAGTTGGTGGAACTATTAAAGCCGATGCTGATAGTTCTTATGACATTGGTGAAAATACTGTTAGATTTACTAATGGTTATTTTGATAATGTTTACGGTAATGGTTCTAACTTAACTGGTGTTGATGTACCTGGTGGTAATATTGGAACTTGTTTCTATGGAGATGTTAAATGTGAATTTGGTGGTGCAGCAGGTGCAGACACACTTGAAATATATAAGAAAGTTAGTAATAAGCACTCTTATATAAGTCATACAGATAACAATTCATCATTGTTTATTCAATCTAAAAATAATATTATATTACAGAGTACAATTGGAGAGGATTTTATACATTGCCACGGAGAAGGTGCTGTTGAAATATATCATAATACTGCAGATGGTGCCACTAAAGTACTTGAGACCACAGTTGATGGTACTGCCAAGGGTGTGAAAATTACTGGTTTCTTGGATGTAACACAAGATATTACTGCATTCTGGACTTCTTCTGATAAGAATCTAAAAGATAATGTTTCTCCAATAACAAAGGCACTAGATAAAGTCAAGTCACTTAGTGGTAACACATTTAATTGGAATGAAAAGTCTAGGGATGAAGGTAAAGCAGATGTGGGTGTCATAGCACAAGAGGTTGAGGCACTTGGACTTCCTGGAATTATTCAGGATAAAGAGAATGGATTTAAGTCGGTTCAGTACCATAAACTTGTTCCAGTTCTTATTGAGGCAATTAAAGAATTGTCAGACAAGGTTGATAGCCTTGAACAAAAACTATCAGATAAATAACTAAAAATGTAGCTATCAATGGCAAATTATAATAAGTCATTTAATTTCAGGAATGGTGTACAAGTTGACAATGATAATTTTATTGTTAATTCAGCAGGTCTTGTTGGTATAGGAACTTCGATACCTTATTCTTATTTGGATGTTCATGGGGTATCTACCTTACGAGATAATGTAACTGTTACTGGACTTACGAGTACCACTAATTTATTTACAACTGGAATATCTACTGTAAATAACAATTTTCATGTTGGTTCGGCAATTACATCATATTCTTCTAGTGGAATTATAAGTGCTACTAAGTTTTATGGAGATGGTTCTAGTTTAAGTGGTGTTTATGCAGTTTCCACTCTTGGATGGTTTATAGACCCTACATTTGATGGTGGAGTTGGTATTGCTTATACTCAGTTTAAAGTTGGTGTAGGAACAACTAATGCTCCTAGTCAACTGACAGTTAATGGTGGAACTGATGATAATATAGCTTTATTTGTAAGTAATGATAAGAATTCTTATATTCAGTTTAAAGACTCTGAACAAAGTAGTTCTGTTCAGATTGGTGCTAGGGCTGATGATTTTGTAATAAGGATGGGATCTGATGAATCCTATACTTTTCTACAAACAGGTGAAGTTGGTATAGGAAGTACAAATCCAACAAATAAATTAGAAGTTGCTGGTGTTACAAGTACAGCACATCTAACTGTAACTGGTGTTTCTACATTTATTGGTATTTCTACATTTAAGAGTAGTGTAGTATTTGATAGTCCTATTTCTACTGGAGTAGGTGCAACTGTTGGAATTGCAGATACTGTTTATGTTGGTACTGATGATAAGGCAATATTTAATGATAATTTAGAAATATTTGCAGGTGATGATAGTGTAATAAGACATACAAAAACAGGTGCTGGTAATGATTTAAGTATTGAAGCTGATACTACTGTTTATATTGGTAAGAAAGAGTTGTCACACACAATGGCAGCTTTTAGATCTGGTGAAGCTGTTGATTTATATCATAATAACACCAAACGTCTTTCTACTTCTGGAGTCGGTGTTACTATAACATCTCAATTAGATGTTACTAATGTTAATGTTTCTTCTGGTACAACCACAGGTAATTTAAGAGTAACTGGTATAACTTCAACTAATGATACAATACATGTACTTAAAACTTCTGGTGCTGCTATTGTTGCCGTTGGTGAGAGTGCCTTAGGTGGTTATAATGGTTATTTGAGATATGGAGAAACAGGTGGTGGTTTTAAATATAGTAATAGTGAAACTTTCGATCTTGTTACTACTAGTCCTGGATCATTTAACTTCATTTATGATGCCGATATTCAACTTGGGGCAGGTAGTACTGCTGGTGATGTTGGATTCCAATGGCTAAGAGGAGCAAATGTTTCTCCTTTAATGACTCTTACTGGTATTGGTGGTAGTTTAGGTATTGGAATTACCACACCCATCCATCCATTACATGTTAGTGGTATTGCTACCTTTACTAGTAATTTATTTGTTGGTAGTTCATTAGAAGTTAAGAATAATATTATTACTCCTACTGGAAATATTACCCTTACTACTGGTAATCTTACTCTTACTACGGGTGATACTCTTTCTGCTCATTCTGCAGACTTATTTGTGGACAATATAACAACTGCTGCTGTTGGTTCTACATCATTAAATATAACTGGAGTTTCAACCACACAGGATCTTGTTGTAGATCGTTTTATAGGACTTGGAACAGCATACTCATGGACTGATGACGATAGGATATCAGTACAGATTAATAGTTCTGAAGGTGCTCCTGGTACTGCTGGTACTGAAACAGTTTATGTTGGTGGTTTTGGTGATGTTGGTATTGGAACTACCTGTCTTGGGGAAAAAGGTGAATTTCATGCTAAGGGAGCTGGATTAGGTGTTCATGGTAGTGCTTATGTTACTACTAATTTTGTTGTGGGAAGAAAAGAATATCCTACTTGTGGAGCAGATTTTGAACTTGCTGGAGATTTACAGCACAGATTTTTGAAACTTCCTTCAGTTACAACAGCACAAAGGGGTAGTTTTTCTGGGGAACTTACTCAGGGATCTATTATATGGAACTCTTCTACAAAGAAGATTAATGTTTATAATGGAACTGGTTGGGAAGTGGTTACATCAGCATAAGGAGAACGTAAAATGACAACACCATCAGGAACTATTAAATTTTCAGATATTGAAGATGAATTTGGTCAAACACCTAATCAAAGATTGGGTGATTATAGAGTTAATTATAATGTTGGAGATTTTGCAACCTTACAGGGATTACCTTTAGATGATGGTGTCCCTCAGAGTGGGCCAATTAAATTTAGTGATTTACAATCTAAAAAATTAAATATTATTGTTGATTATTATACAGTGGGTAATGTGGAGAGAGGAAATGATCCAGGTGTAGATTTTAAAATAGATAATAGATATAATAGTGGAGCAAAATCAGCTATCCAACCAGTTGGTGCTACAAGTGCAGAAATTCCTGCTGAGTCTACAGGTACAGCAGGTAAGAAAGTTAGGGTAGTGGTTGGAGATAAAATAGGATCTGTTAAGGCTACTGCTACTAATAATACTACTCAGAAAAATAGATGTGCATTAAGAACTGGAACTAATTGGCACACTGATACTGAATTAACGGTTCATGTGACAGAAGGTGGTTTAATATGTGGTGCTGGTGGTGATGGTGGAAATGGTGGAAATGGTGTATCAGGTGAAAATAATGATGGTGTTTCTGGTAAATCTGGATCTTCTGCTCTAGGAATACAATTTAATGGAACTAAAGTAAAGGTTGATAGTGGTGGTTATATAATTGCTGGTTTTGGTGGTGGCGGTGGCGGCGGCGGCGATCATACAGTAAGGACTCAAACTGATTGTGATAATTTTTGGAACTGGGAATGTGAAACTGATACTTATACTTACAAAGCTGGCGGCGGTGGCGGCGGTGGTGGTGCTGGTCGTCCACGAGGAACTAAAGGAGAGGGTGGATCTGCATCAGGTGGATCTTCACCAAAACCAGGTAGTGATGGTGGAAATGGTAATGACTATGATAGTCCTTTTACTGGAAATTGGCAAAGTACTGGTGGTAGTAATGGAGAAGGTGGATCGAACGACCATAATTCTGTAGGTGGTGATGGTGGAGGTGGTGGAAAGGTATCTGAATTTGGGTCTTCTGATGGTGGTAATGGTCGTAGTAATGCAGAAGGTGGAGAAAATGGGGCTCAAGGTGGAGCAATTAATAGGTCAAGTAATACTATAGATTGGGCATTTGTTGATAATAGTTCTGGGAATAGAGTATTTGGAGAAGGTTCAAATGGAAAATCAGAATCTGAAAATACGGTGGCATAAATAACGGTACTAGATTTAATATTATATTATGACTAATGATTTTATTCTTCGATATGAAGGTGTTTATTCTGAAGATGAACGAAAGAGAATAATTAAAGAAATAGATTTTCTTGATGAGAATGGATATTTATTTCATAAAGATAAAAATTTTCATTTAGAAGATCATAAAACTGCAAATTTAGGTTCAGATAATATTACTAAACATGTACCAGCTGGTGGTTCTATTGCTAGTTTTGTTTTAGGTAGATTTCAACCTTGTTTAGATCATTATCTTAAAACTTTTAGTATTTTAAAAAGATCTACATTTTTAGTTTATGATTGTAAAGTTAAGAAAATTCCAGCTGGAGCAGGTTTTCATAATTGGCACTACGAGAATCCATCTGTGGTACATGCTGGAAGACATATTGTACTTCAGGCATATTTGAATGATGATTTTGAAGGAGGAGAAACAGAATTTTTATATCAAAATAAAAGAGAGAAAGCTGTTGCGGGGGATGTTATAATATTTCCAGCAGGATATACTCATACACATAGAGGTAATGCACCTATAGGTGGTACAAAATATATTGCAACTTCATGGGCATGGATTCAAGGTGAATAATGGATATATTAATCAGAGATAATTTTTTTCCTGATCCTGATAAATTAAGAAAATTTGGATTAAACTCACCTTATCATTGGTCTGGTAATGTAAACAAAAAGAATCATCATTGGTTGGGTCATAGAACAACTCCTTCATATTTAAGTTCTGTAGATGAAATTAACAATCCTATTATAGAAACTGTTACTAGACATTATAATTTTGATGTAAAGGATGTTGATTATACTTGTTCATTTCATGTATCTGATTTATATAATTCATGTTTGGAATATTTTGATGATATGAAATATCATCGTGATTCTACTAAAAGAAATTCTTGGGCAGGACTTGTATATCTTACTCCCAATCCACCTAAAAAATCAGGAACATCTATTTTAGATAGTAAGAATGTAAAGTTTATTGAGGTTGAAAATGTATATAATCGTTTAGTTTGTTACCCAGCCAGATATATTCATGCTATGACAAGTCCTTTTGGTACCAATTTAAATACTGGAAGGATGTCACTTACATTCTTTTTTCTAGGGGAAGAAATTCTAAAATATACCCATATAATGAGATGATACCAAGTTTTAAAAAAAATTATTATCCTGATTTATTTACTTGGAAAGAATTAGAATATCTTATTAATATAAGACCTTTAATGGGTATTGATAGGATTCGTATGAATAATAGAAGATGTGAATGGGTAACATCAGCATGGAATTTAGATTCTAATTGTTATCCACCAACATTACTTAAAAATTTACTTGAAAACCATATTTGTTCTATGGTAGATATGTCTAGGTGTACTAAAAAAATTAATAATTTTGCCAAGGAAATAGAAGATGAATGTAAATGTCAAACTGATGCTCATATTTACATATGTCGTGATATAAATTTAGAACATCCTTTTGGTATTCACTGGGATAATAATGATAATATAATTGTTCAATGTGAAGGAAGAACACATTGGAAGATTTGGGAATCTACTAATGAAACCATAGAATCTAAACATGGTAATTGGATTGAATCTCCAAGTTCTCCTATAGTGGATGTTATTATGGAACCAGGAGATGCAATCTGGGTACCATTACACTGCCCACATTTAGCAACTTCATTAACTCCAAGATTGTCTGTGAGTTTTGCTATTAATCCTCGTGCGTCAATAACAAATGGTAGAGAAGATAGAAATTGGATTTCCTTTGATAGGTGAAAATTGGTATAATTATACATACTCTGTATGGTTTGTAAGCGAAGCTTTATAATTCTTTAAAGGAACCAGTGACGAAACTGGCACAAGACCCTATACAGGGGTCTTTTTTATGCTATAATATATTCAGTTACAAAACATTAATGCCATTACGTCCACACCAAACTGATGCTCTGGATGCTATGGCAAAGAACCCTAAGGGTCAAGTCATTGTACCTACAGGGGGTGGTAAGACCATGTGTATGATAGAGGATGCCCAGAAAGTATTCCGTACACAAGAGATTGCAACCATTGTCGTAGTCGCTCCACGTATCCTATTAGCAGAGCAACTATGTTCTGAGTTCTTGGAAACAGGAGAGTTTAACGATGTTAGAGTTATGCACGTTCACAGTGGTGAGACTGAGCATTTCTCTTCAACCAAAGTTTCTGACATTAGATACCATAACTTCCTATGTTTTGAGTCTAATGCACATCAGTTGATCTTTACAACATATCATTCATTACACAGAATACAAGAGAGTGATATTGTTGTAGATACAATATACTTTGATGAGGCACATAATTCAGTTCAGAGAAACTTCATTGTTCCTGTTGAGCAGTTCTCAATGGATGCTGATCGTGCATACTTCTTTACTGCCACACCTAAGCACAGTCTAACACCATTCAAGGCAGGTATGAATGATTCTGATATATTTGGTCAGGTTATTTGTAATGTACCTGCACCTGAGTTAGTGAAGCAAGGTTACATTCTACCACCAAAGGTAGAAGTATATGAGTCAAGATTGTTAGACAAGCATGAGTTGGTTGCTGATAAGGATTGTGAGCAAATGATTCAGTCTATTGATAACTTACAGAAGGGTAAGGTATTGATATGTGCTAAGTCAACAAAGCAGATTACAAACTTAACATCACAGACTGACTTCTGTGTTCAGTTGAGAGAACGTGGTTATAACTGGATGTATATTACTGCCAAGACTGGTGCATATATCAATGGTCAGAAGGTAGGTAGAGACAAGTTCTTTGAGGTATTGAATCAGTGGGGTAAGGATGATTATACTAAGTTTGTAGTCCTACATCATAGCATATTATCTGAAGGTATCAATGTAAATGGACTTGAGGCCGTCTTGTTCTTAAGATCTATGGATTATATCGGTATCAGTCAAACGATAGGTAGAGTGATCCGTAAGGGGGCAATTGATAAGGAGTATGGTTTAGTATGTGTTCCAGTTTACTCTAAGGTTGGTGTCTCTACTGCCAAGAAAGTAGAGGCCGTTGTTGATACTATTTTCAACAAGGGTGAAGCAGCAACATCGGTGGTTACAAAATGAGTAAATTTTCTGCCTGTGCTATGAGTGCAAAGTTAATCCAACCATATTATTTTGAATGTATTAAGAATAATGATAAGGATGGTATCACCCAATTAGAGTATGAAATAGGGTGTGGTATCTTTCAATTACCCAAAAAGAAGGAGTTATTATATAATGGATATGTTTCTAAAGCAGCATTAGAAAATGGTGAAAGATGTGCAGATCATATGTACCCAAGAAAGATAAGTGCTTATGAATTACTTAACACTAATTGGGATGAAGTCAATGATCCTGAAGAATACTTAAAAGATCTATATTGGAACAAGTTTGGTAAATATAATTATGTAACAAAGGATGAAAATAATAGACTTGTACCATATCAAAAGAGAGCAGTCTTCACAACTTGGCGTGAAGCATACTCTAAGGCAAACATACAATTAGTGGAGTGTGATAACCCATGACAACAGTTACATTAGTTACAGGTGGATTTGATCCATTACATAGCGGTCACATTGCTTACTTTAAAGCAGCAAAGGAATTTGGTAATCCTTTATGTGTAGGGGTAAACTCTGACGACTGGTTGACGAGAAAGAAGGGTAAACCCTTTATGGATGTTGGTGAGAGAATGAGTATTATTAAGGAACTTAAATGTGTAGATATTGCTATTGAGTTCATTGATAAGGATGATAGTTCCTGTGATGCTATTAGCATGGCTTTACAAGTATATGATAATGTACTATTCTGTAATGGTGGTGATAGAGGTAGTATGAACACTCCAGAATATGATAGGTATAAGGATGACAAGAGGGTGGAGTTTAAGTTTGGTGTTGGTGGTAATGATAAGAAGAATAGTAGTTCATGGATTTTAGAGAGGTGGAACAAATGAGCAGAAGAATTCATGAAGATGAATATATGTCAAGTGACATATGGAAGTATAATGTTGATGAACCAGAGTATAAGAGAGGTTCCCGACATAATAAGATTGGGATGTGGATTATGTTCATATTCTATGGTATTGTTCTTGTACAGGTAATACATGCTATGATGGTATTACCATTCTTTCCTATTCCTTTTGCAATACTATTAGGATTAGGATTCATATGTTATGTGGCATGGAGGGCAACATGATTGATTGGGTAAAAGGATATGAGGATAAGCACTCAAATCCTGTGTATAAACATTGTAAGAACCCTGAACAGTGGGAAGTAGAATCTAATAGAGTAATTATGTCATATTATGGTGAAGGTGCTGCAATTGATATTAGACTTATGGATACTGATAAGGATCTACAACATCAAATAAACATTACTGTTGAGGATGGTAAGTTAAAGGCAATGGTATCGGAGCAAACTAAATGAAAGATACCATACTCTATGGAGATTGTAGAGAGACTCTATGTGCATTTCTACCACAGACTGCAAGAGTATGTGTTACATCTCCACCATACTACGGTCTGAGAGATTATGGTGGTGAAGATAACCAGATAGGACAGGAACAAACACCAGAAGAATATATTGAACAAATGGTTCAGGTATTCAGAGAGGTAAGAAATGTATTAACAGATGATGGTACATTGTGGGTGAATATCGGGGATAGTTACTATAACTATCGACCAGGTTCTAAAGCATATGTGAAACAAACTGTAAGTAAAACTAATCCAGATCTACCAGAGTATTCACCTAAGAGAAGCACAAAGTTAGATGGATTAAAGGAGAAGGATCTCATTGGTATTCCTTGGATGTTTGCTTTTGCCATGAGAGCAGATGGATGGTATTTGAGACAGGATATAATATGGCATAAACCTAATCCAATGCCTGAGAGTGTGAGAGATAGATGCACTAAGGCACATGAGTATATCTTCTTGTTCAGTAAGAATAAGAAATACTTCTATGATAATGAAGCAATAAAGGAACCAGCAAAGGACTGGGGAACCAGAGATAGAACTAATGGTAAGTATCATAATAAAGGAACAGGACTACAACCACATTCAGGACTGACTAAGAGTTATGCGAAGAAGAATAAGAGAAGTGTATGGTCAGTAACAAAGAAACCATACAAGGGAGCTCACTTTGCTGTATTCCCACCTGAATTAATAGAACCATGTATATTGGCTGGTAGTGAGAAGGGTGACACCATATTAGATCCATTTATGGGTTCAGGAACTACTGCTATGGTGGCAAAGAAGTTAGATAGGCATTACATAGGTTGTGAACTACATGAGAACTATGGTAATTTAATACAGGAGAGAGTCTTACCTTATGAGGATAGATTGGGAAAGTTTTTTAAATGAGAATAGCAATAGTAGGAGCTGGTAATGCTGGATGTATAACTGCACTACATTATCATAAGTATCTTGAGATTGATAATGAGATTGTTATCTATCATAGTCCAGATGAACACCCAATAGAGAGAGTGGGTCAGGGTACTACATTACCACCTACAGCACTTATACAATCTGTATTGGGAATAAATTGGTATGATAATCCTATTGATGCCACATTTAAGAGTGGAATATTATATGAAGGATGGGGTAAGAAAAATGATAAGATATTTCATCCATTTGCTGTTAGGAGCATGTCAATGCACTTTATTCCACAGAAGTTATCAAAGGTAGTATTAGAATCAGGATACTTTAATGTGATTGAAAAGACTGTAACTGATCCTGAAAAAGAAATAGATGCTAGTGTGATATTTGATTGTAGAGGTAGACACAGTAGAGATAAGAATAATTATGATACACTCATCAATCCTTTAAACTCTGTATTATTATATAAAAAACAAGGCAGAGATTATGATTTGACATATACCAGAACTGTTGCCACACCTAATGGATGGACATTTGTTATTCCTAATGTGGATAGTGTATCTTATGGTTATCTGTATAATAATACTATAACATCAAAGGAAGATGCCACAGAGGATTTCTTAGATAG